GTAGAGGCCGAAGGGCGGATCGATGACATCATGGGTCGTCCCTGGTTCACCCGATCCGAGGCATTCACCGACGCTGTAGCCATGATCCTCCGCGAGTTAGAGCAAGAGGCGGGGAAGGAGGAGGAGGGCAAGTCCGAATGTTCGCCCTGACCCTCGCCCTTCTGCTCGCGCCCGGTCTGCGCCAGGAGGTCACGATCACGGCGACGGTGCGGGCGACGGTCGTGATCCTCCGGCCAGCGCCAACCGTCTACAAGTGTAGCGGTCAACTGCCCCCGTTCCTGCCAGCGGGGTGGAGGCAGGTGGTGGTCGCCCGCATCAACTCGAACGGGCCGCTGGAGAGGTTCGTGGGCACGGCGGACGGGAAGGGTAATGTGATCGTGAACGGGGTGAGCGTGACGCCGGGGAAGGATGGGGTGAGATGATCTGCCAAGATTGCGAATATGCCCGAGGCTGTTATGTCGGCTCTACCGGGCTACGTTGCGCCCTAGACAGGGTAGATGTCTACCCAATGATGCCATGCCGTTGCCCGGAACGGCGAGAGAGGGTTGCCAAACGAATGGCCATCTTAGAGTCGGCTGTTGTCCATTATGATCTGAGTCCGGAGATTATTCGCCAGATCACCGAGGACAAAGACCTAGAGTACATGTGACGCCGGGCGTGACGAAAGGGGTGAGGTAGATGGTCCTGATACTTGAACTCTCCAGGCACATCGAATGGCGACCGTGGTTCTTTGAGAGCAGACTGATGTACCGAATCGGGTGGCTGTGGTTTGCGATAGCCTGGCTCAGAGTCCCATACGAGGAATATGCCCTAACCCCGACCGATTTCATCTTGCTGGATGGTAGGAGGATTCGGAGTCTCGGCGAACTCGCCCGCGCCGAGGAGGCGGGGAAGAAGGCGCACCGGTGAAGTGCGGCATCTACAACTGGTCGGCCTGCAGCTCGCTGGCGAGAATGGGATCGCGTTGCTGACCGGGGAGAAGATCGTGGTGGATGGGAAGATCGTGAGATAGAAGAATAGCCCTCCCCCTCCTGGGTTCAGGCTGGCTGGCCGCCAACCTGATTCTACCACGGAGGGGCGGGCATTGCAAGCCGAACCGACGGATGCCGATACCGACCGTCTGTTGTGGCGTTCGGGCGCGCGTAGCCTTACTATGGCTGCTATCGCTCGCCGCGAGCGGCGACACCCTCATGCACCTCTACCCCCCGAATGGTCCGACAGACGTCTACCCTGCGAGGCCCTCGAAGGCATCAGACAGCGCCTGCTCGTGCGCTTGGGCGAGCAGGCGGGGCTTACGCACCGGCAACTCGTGTGCCTGCTCTATTGGGCTGATGGGTGGACGATTCGTGGCACGGCGGGACATACGCCGTGGAGCTGCGGGACTTGCCATGCCGAGCTGAAGCGCGCGCAGAACGCCGTCAAGCCTCTTCTTAGGACCGATCCCTATCGCGACCTGCTGGAACTGCTGGCTGAAGTCTTCGGCTGGGACATCGTCCATTGGGTCTATGACGACGATTGAGCACGAATTGAACAAAACAGGCGACTTGTGGCCTATGGTACATGGGAGTGCATCGTCAGGACAGGCGCTGTTCTCCTCGTGTCTTTCACCCTCTTTTCTCTGTGGCCTGCCCGGTCGGAGGATAGGCCGGGCAGGTGCTCTTTTCTTCAGATCGTGGGAATCGGATATGGCGGCCACTCATAGGAAAATCAGATGCAGTGCACAGCCCATCGAAAGAGCGACGGCGAACCCTGTCGAGGCAAGGCTGTTCGTGGGCGAACCGTATGCCGGATGCACGGCGGCAAGGCCGGCCGACCGCCTGTTCACGGGCTTTACTCTACGGTTCTGAAAGGTCGCTTCCGCGAACGGTTGCGGGCGGCGAAGGATCTGCCGAACCCACTTGACGCCACGGAGGAAATCGCGCTGGTGCGGATGCTGTTGGCTGAGTTCCTTGAGAAGCAGGAGGCCAACGAGACGCCCATTAGTGCTGAGGTCCGCGACCACATCGCGCTTCTGACCGATCACATCTCGAAGCAGGTGGACCGGATCATCAAGCAGCGAAACGAGACGGCGCTGACCGTTGCGGAGATCAAGGCGATAAAGGCCGGGATGGAGAGTCTTGTCAACGAGTTTGTTCCTGCCGACCGACGACGGGATTTTGTGTCCCGACTCCGCGCGCTCATTCCTGGATAGCTGGGGCGAGGCGGCGGATTCCTCAGAGGCCCAACGAGCCGAGCATGCCGGAGACTTGGGCCAGGCCGCTGCCGATGTGCGGGCGTTCTTCAACGAATGGGTGTGGACATACGATCCGCGGCTCGCCGAGCCGTTCGTCAGGATGCGCCTCTTTCGTCGGCAGGCTGAGTTTCTGACGTGGCTGGAAGAGAGAGAAGCGGCTGAGGAAGATGGACTTGCGGAGAAGTCGCGTGACAGCGGCCTTACGTGGCTTTGCGCGGGGTTCCTTGTTCACAGGTGGTTGTTTCGAAGAGGGTTCAAGGGCGGACTCGGGAGCCGCAAGCAGCAACTCGTCGATACGATCGGCGATCCCGACTCGATCTTCGAAAAGCTGAGGATCATCCTCCGGCGCTTGCCGCCGTGGATGCTGCCGGTCGGCTTCGATTGGAAGCGCGACGACAACTTCTGCAAGCTCATCAATCCAGCCAGCGGGGCGACAATCACCGGAGAGGCCGGCGACGACATAGGGCGCGGCGGCCGCAACTCGATCTACGTTGTTGACGAGGCCGCGTTTGTCGAGCATCCGCAGAAGATCGAGGCAGCGCTGGCCGCCAACACCAACTGCCGGATATACGTTTCCACTCCGAACGGCGTCGGGAATGTCTTCTACCAGAAGCGACACTCCGGGGAAGTGCCGGTCTTCACGATGCACTGGCATGATGATCCCCGCAAGAACGCCTGGGAACTGATCGATGCGGATGGACATATCCTGGATGCCGGCCCGGGCGGGGCCGAGGCTTCACCGATCCCGGACGGCTGTAGTCTGCGCCATCCGTGGTATGAGGCCGAGAAGAAGCGCCTGGCCAGCGCGATCATCGTTGCGCAGGAACTGGACATCGACTACACTGCTTCGCTCGAGGGCGTGACGATCCCGGCGGCGTGGGTGCAGGCCGCAGTCGATCTCGTGAAGCGGCTGAGTCTGCCGCGCTCCGAGCATGTTGTGGCCGGCCTGGACGTGGCGGACGGCGGCGGGTGTGAAAACGTTCTGACCATCCGGCGCGGCCCGGTGATCCCTGAGATTCACTCTCGAGCCGAAGGCGGCACGACAGATACGGCGAACTGGGCGCTGGCTCTGGCGCGGGCGGCAGGGGTCAGGACACTGAACTATGATTCGGTAGGAGTCGGCGCCGGCATCGCGGGGACATTCAGGGCGAAGGCCAGAGACGGTCTACTCGGGCTGATTGCGATCGGCGTGAACGTCGGCATTGCACCCACAGAGGCCGTATGGCCGGATGGCCGCACGAGTAAGGAGTGGTTTGGCAACCTGAAGGCCGAACTCTGGTGGATCGTGCGCCGGCGGTTCGAGAAGAGCTTCGAGATGATCGAGGGGGTTGCAGACTATCCCCTTGATGAGATGATCTCGATCCCGAACCATCCGCGCCTGATTCGAGAGCTCTCGAACGTCCTGCACTTCCGGCGCGAGGACGGCAAGATCGTAATCGAAACGAAGGAGCACCTGGCGAAGCGCGGCGTGGCCAGTCCCGACTACGCGGAGAGCCTGATGCTGACCTTTGCGCCAGTGAGACGGGCCGTGCGCCTAGCGGTCACTGGCGAGCGGAAGATCGTGAAGCAATACGTTCCGAGGTAGAGATGATCGATAATATTTGCCTCAAGATCAGGTATGACTTCGCAGGGCAATTCCATCGGCGATATGCTTTCTTGCGACTTGTCCGCTTTGCCGCGGTCTGGCGGAGGGTGAACCGTGCCTGACACGGCGACACAACCGAGAGTCCGAGCGTTGCGCCAAGCAGCCTCGCCCGCGATGCAGTTGAACCGCGAGCTTCTGCTGGGCCTGCTGTCTACCAGCCTCGCCCTGGCCAGGCTCGGGCAGGAGGTCAACAAGCTCCCCGCCTATATCGACGACGCTGAGCGCGACTTCGGCATCGCGATCTACGAGCGCATGCTCAACGACCCGGTGCTAGAGTCCAGCGTCAACGATCTGAAGGTGGCGGTGCTCTCCCAGGGGCCGCGGTTCCTTGCGCGTGTTAAGGCCCCGTTCCCCGGGCAGGACGATCCCGAGCGCCAGGCGGAATACGAGCAGGCCGAAGAGATCAGGACATTCATCGAGGACATGTGCGATCGCCTCCAGCAGTCCTTCGAGGACATCCTGAGCGAGGTGCTGGACTTCCTGCCGTTCGGTCACATCGTGGCTGAGCAGACCTACGAACCCCGGAATGGGAAGCTGGCGCTGACAAGCCTTCGAGTGAAGCCACGGCGAAGCTATGCCTTCGTGGTCGGGCCCCACATGGAGCTTACGGGTCTGATTGCCGCCAAGCCGATGATGGGCTGGATCTCATCCGGCACGCCACTTTCGACTGAAGAGATCATTCCGCGCGAGAAGTTCCTGATCGTTTCGCACAGCACGCGCTTCACCGATCCTCGTGGCCGCTCTTGCCTGCGCACGAGCTACAACGCCTGGTACCTGAAGCAGCAGACCTGGCCGAATTACCTGAAGTTCCTGGCTCAGTTCGGCACGCCGTCCATTGCTGGCTACCTGCCGCCGGATGCCGGTGATGTCGAGCAGGTGGACGCAGAGGGGAACACCGTTTTCGACGATGCAGGAAACCCCGTGACGATGACGGCCGAGGAGGCGTTCGTTACAAAACTCGCAGCCTTTGCCAACGGCACGGCGATCGCGCTGCCGAACGGTTCCAGTCTCCAGCTCATTCAGAGCACAGGCGACGGTGCGGCCTACACGAAGGCCTTCGATCTCTACGACCGCCAGATGACCCGTGGCATTCTGATCGCAGCACGCGCGACAATGGAGTCCGAGCACGGCAGCCGGGCCGATTCGGGCACTGCGGCAGACGTCCTGGCCCAGTTCACACAGTTCTTGCGGCGAAAGGTCGAGATCGCCTTCTTCCGCGACGTCATCCGGCCCGCGGTGCTGTACAACTACGGCCAGGAGGCGGCGGACAGCCGGCTGTGTCCCTTCCTAAGTCTGTCGAGCGTTGCGCCGGAAAACGTCGCCGAGGTCGGCAACATGATCGCCAACCTGGCGCGGGCCGAGGTCCTGCACTCCAGCCAATATCAGGGGATCGATGCGATGCTCGGGTTGCCGGAAAGAGACTTCCAGGCGCAGATGGATGAGACGGTGGCGGCGAAAGAAGCGGCGGCTGACCGGCAGGCGATGCTTGAGGGCTTGCTGCCCGGCGTCGGCGCAGAGATCGGCGCACAAGCGAACGCCGGAGGGGGATAGTTCGTGTGGAACCCCTTCGCCCGCTTTGCGAAGCGCAAGGAGCCGGAGATACTGGCCGCGGCTCGTCGGTTCCGCGGTGAGCTGATTGCGGAGAACGACGCCGCGATGCAGCAGATGGCGCGGGTCTACGGTGCTACCTGGCGGCGGTTGAAGCCGGAGTTCGACAGGATCACCGGCCTGATCCGCAAGGAACTTGACAACCTGGGGAGCCTGGAGGCGCTGCAGGCGGCGCACCCGTCCTGGCTCTTTCGGCAGCACCGATATGCCGAACTGATGCAAGCCTGCGATGTCGAGATCATGCGCTTCTCGCGCACCGCGGCGGCGATGGTCGGCAGCCAGCAGGAACGGGCGCTCGTGCTCGGGGAAGAGCACTCACAGAAGCTGATGAGGCTCTCAGCGCTGCCGCTTGAGCGGGCTGGGTTCCCGGTGAGCTTCGTTCGGATCCACCACGAGGCGCTTCGGAACCTCGTGGGCTTCCTGGGGGACGGAAGCCCGCTGGCCTACAAGTTTGCGGCCCTGCCGGCGGAGACCGCGGACGGTATCCGGGATGCGATAGCGTCCGGCCTGGCGGCGGGCTTCAACCCGCGCAAGATCGCGGCTGAGGTCAAGCGGGCCTATCACGGGGCGCTATCGAACGG